CGATGCAATACGCGCAGCAGGCCCTGATGGCTCCGATTGTTGATTCCCTGGAGTCGCGTTTCACGCATAACGGTTGGTTTTCCGACCGTCGAAACGTAACTTACGGGATGATCGGGTTCACGGACCAGGTCCCTAACCAAGATCTGGCTCGAGATGGATCCCTGAATGGGGATTTAGCTACACTGGATCTCAGTGAAGCGTCCGATCGTGTTTCCAATCAGCATGTACTACTTCTGCTCAAGCGGCATCCGAAGCTCTCGGCTGCTGTTCAAGCGTGTAGAAGTACGAAGGCTGATGTGCAAGGCGAGGTTATCGATCTCGCCAAGTTCGCGTCTATGGGTTCAGCCCTGTGCTTCCCTATGGAAGCCATGATATTCCTGGGTATCTGTTTCTTGGGTATCCAGGATGGGCTCAACCACCGTCTGACCCGCAAAGCGATTCTTGACTTTGCGGGCAAGGTGCGTGTCTATGGGGACGACATCATTGTCCCCAAGGACTATGTACATCATGTGATTTCGCGACTTGAATCCTTCGGATACAAGGTTAATGCGAACAAGAGCTTCTGGAACGGGAAGTTCCGGGAATCTTGCGGCAAGGAATTTTTCGCGGGCGAGAATGTTTCTATTACTCGCGTACGTATGGAATTCCCGTCGTCACATACTGACGATCCAGAGAGAGACTCTAAGATAGTGTCACTCGTCGCACTCCGAAACCAGTTTTACTCTGCTGGTCTTTGGAAAACGGCGAACTATCTTGATGGCAAGATCCGAAAGGTAATTAAACACTACCCAACGGTTTTGCCTAGCTCTCCTGTAGTCGGGCGTTGGTCTTACGTAGGGTACGATACCCATCGATTGGACCGACACACCCACAGCCCCCAGGTTAAAGGGTTCGTGGTTAAATCTGATCCACCAGCTTCCATAGCTAGTGGAGAAGGTGCCCTGCTTAAGTTCTTCTTGAAGCGAAGTGAAGAACCATTCGCGGATGTGAAGCACTTGGAGCGTCAGGGACGTCCTCGTACCGTCAACATAAAGGCGAGGTGGTCTTCTCCGTTCTAAACGGAGAAGGTGGTATCGAATTCCCTTATAAACCAGGGGATACCATGTAGCGGGGAGAGTCATCTCCCGATTTTGG